CCGGACGCTGGCCTCGCGGTCGCCGCCCCGCATGGCAAGCAGGAGCTTCTCATAGTCCAGCGCCACCTGAAGCTGGTCCCGGATGGCATTGAACACCTTTTCATTGAGGGCATCCTGCCGCATGGCGTGTTTGAAGCAGGTCCCATGCCCCCGCCTCATGTGGGTGCTGCAATCATAAACGCCCCGGAAGGTCACATTTTTACATCCGCAGATACGCTGCCGCTTGTAGTACATCCGCTTTCCGCAGTCAGCGCAGAACATCTTCCCGGCAAAGAGGTCGATCATGCCCGCCCGGATGTCCGCTGACCATTCCATAGCGTTCTCCCGATGGGCGCTGTCCTTTTGCATCTGCCGCTCCACCGCCTCAAAATCCGAAGCGGAAATAATGGGAGGGTGTGCGTCAGGGACTACAATCCACTTGTCCGTTTCGGTGACGTGCTTTTTCAGCCCCTTGTAGAGTGCCGTCTCGGACTTCCCGCAGACCATCTCCCCGATGTACGCCCGGTTTTGCAGGATGCCCCGGATGGTGGAGGGACACCAGCCCTCGCCCTGGATGTTGTCGCCGTTCCGGGCGCCGGCCCTGCGCTTGTGGCGTTCCGGGCTTTCGATGCCCCTGGTTTTCAGCCGCTCAACGATGGTGTAGACCGATACCTCCTGCAACTTCCACTCAAATATCTGCCGGACAACAGCGGCGGCTTCTTCATCCACCGCATAGGAGGTCTTATCCTCGTTCCAGAGGTAGCCGTAGGGGAGGTTACGGTTGCGGAACCTCCCCGTCTCCATCTGCGCCCGGAGCGCCGTGGAGACCTTCTTGGAGATGTCCCGCGAGTACATGGCGTTCACCAGGTTTTGCAGGCTCACCGACAGGGACTCCATTGCGTTGCCGCAGGTGAAGTTGTCGAAGTTCTCCTTCACGGAGATGAACCGCGTCCCCAGCGCCGGGAATATCTTCTCCAGATAGCTGCCCGTCTCCACATAGTCGCGCCCGAACCTGCTGAGATCGCGGACCACGATGCACTGTATCTTCCCCGTCCGCACATCGTCCATCAGGCGGTTCCATGCTGGACGGTCGAACACGGTCCCGGTTTTGCCGTTGTCCGAGTAGACCTCCGCGAGCCGGAGGTGTGGGCATCCGTCCAGATAGTCCTCGCAGACGGCGATCTGGTTTTGCAGGGAGTTCCCGTCATCGTCCTTGCCGCTGTTCTCCACCGAGAGGCGGGCATAGATGGCGGTGGGGAGCGCCGCTGTTTCCTTTTTCACTTCTGCCATAGGCTGGGCCTGTGCTTTTCTGCTCTTTCGTGCCATTTTCTCTCTCCCTCTCAGCCCACTGCCGGAAGCGGACAGTCCTTGTAGTTTTTCGCTACTTCCATCGCCCTGGCGAACTCATCCCGATACCGAAAGACGATCTCCACCTTTTTGTCCTCATAGATGAGTATTTTATCTACCAGAGCCAGAAGGATGCGGCGGTCAAGCTCCTGCACATTCTCATACTGTGCGAAAACCTGTACCCATGCCCGGTTCTGGCTGCCCATCGCGGCGGCGTCCTGCTGTTCCCGTTTCAGCCGCTTCACGGCCTCCTGCTTCTCCTCGATCAGCCCCCGGTAGTTCTCCCGGAAGTCGGTGTACTCCGCCTTGTTGATGATACCTTCCACGAAGTTCTCATAGAGGCCCAGCTCCAGCTTTTTGTATCGCTGGATCTCCTCCTCAAGCCGGGTCATCTGCGCCTCATAGCTGAACACCTTGCGGTCCCGCTGGGGGAGGCTGTCTATGAAGCGCAGCACCTTATCCAGATGAAGCACCACCTCGATCTGGTCGTGGACGGCGTGGAACACGATCTCCGCCAGCTTTGCCTCGCTGAAGGAGTGGGGGCTGCATTCGTGGGTGCGCTTGTTGTGGGAGCAGTTGTAGTAGACATATGCCTTGCCCTTCGCCCTCTGCGTCTTGCGGATCATGGTATTCTGACAGTCCCCGCAGAACAGGTAGCCGGAGAACAGGTCGTGCTTTTCGCTGTCCCTGCCGCACCGCATATCCCGGCGCATCAGCTCCGCCACGGCTTCAAAGTCGGTGCAGGAGATGATGGGGTCGTGGGCGTTCTCCACCCGCACCCAGTCTGTCTCCTCCTTGGGGCGCGTCACCCGGACTTTATGGTTCGGCGTCCCCCGCCGTCCCTGGATGAGTACCCCGGTGTATACGATGTTGGAGAGTATCCGCTTGACGGTCACATATTCCCACTCTGTGCGCTCCTTTGTGCGGAAAGCCGTCTCAAAGTGTGCGCCCTGCATCCGCTTGTACTCCATCGGGGTGGGGATGCCGCTGGTGTTGAGCCGTCTCGCGATCTTCAGGATGGGGAAACCGTCCTTATACATCCCGAAGATCAGGGAAACGACATCGGCTGCCGCCTCATCCACCAGCAGGCGGTTCTTATCCTGCGGGGCTTTCCGATACCCGAAGGGGACGAAGCTGCCCACATACTCGCCCTTCTTGCGCTTGACCTCCAGGCTGGTGCGTATCTTGATGGAGATGTCGCGGCAGTAGATGTCATTTACCAGGTTTTTGAAAGGAAGGGTGATGACATCGGTACTGCTTCCGGGCGCCATGCTGTCGTAGTTGTCGTTGATGGCGATATAGCGGATGCCCATCGCCGGGAATATCTTCTCCAGGTAGTTCCCGGCGTCGATATAGTTCCGTGAGAACCTGCTCAGGTCCTTGCTGACGGCGCAGTCGATACGCCCGGAACGCATATCCTGGATCATCCTTTGAAAGCCGGGACGGTCCGTGTTGCTGCCGGTCTCACCATCGTCGATGTAGGTGTCCACCAGCTCAAGGTCGTCGTGGCCCTCTATGTAAGCCAGACAGATGGCCCGCTGGCTCTGGATGCTGTTGGATTCCATGCGGTCAGCATCCTCTCTGGATAACCGGGCATAGATGCCGGTCTTATAAATCTTGTCGGACATTTTGAACCTCCTTGTTGTCTCTCAGAAAACCGAAGGCTCTGTCCCGTATGGGAACGGAACACAAAGCCGCAGACCTTGTGATGCAGTTCCTTTTTTTGACCCAAGCACATTGTAGCGCCGGATCGCCCGGTTTGTTAAGGATGTCAGGCCCCGGCAAGGTAAAGGGAGTTGATGCGGTCCTCGATGGTCTCGCCTTTGTCCGCAAAACTCAGCTTCACGACCACGCCGCCGTCCAGATAGACATAGGGGTTGCCAAGCTGTTCTATCCATGCCCGGATGCGCTCCTCTGTGGATGCCTCCGGGTCAATGCGGACTGTGCTGCGGTCACGGAGCGTCGATCTATCCACCTTGCGGAGGTCGATGTCTTTCATCGCTTCTGTCATGGCAAAGCACCTCAACTGTTCTGTCCTTTTCAACATCTTATGGAAAGGACAAACTTTCATAGAACAGAGAAAAGCGCCCGCACCAAAAGGCAGACGCTTCTCTCAGATTTTCAAAACTCTCTTGGCAAGGTGTCTTATCCATCCCTGCCCAGTTTCTTCACCGGCTCATAGTCTGCAAAATGCTCCACGGTGCGGAAAATCCTCTTGTTGTTCACCCACCGTTGGAGATGTCGGGTGATGGGCGGCGCCGTGGGCCGCTCATAGATCATGACATAAGGGTCAAATCCCATCCGGCGCAGGATGTCCACCCGGTAAAGGTCCTGCTCATGGGTGCTGTTGTAATTCGTCAGCACATAGACCCGCTTGCGCCGGAAGTCCCTGATCTTGGACAGCTCTGAAAACCGCTGAAAACAGCCGGTCAGGTCAGCATTGGGGTCATCCCATGCGAAATGGATAGTTTTTGTACGGACCCTGTTCAGAAGCGCCACATTGTCCGGCGTGATGAGGTGGATGTCCAGCCCCTGGGAGAAGTCCACCCATGAACGGCTGTCGGCAAGCTGTTCGATCAGCCGCTCATGACCGGGACAGGCAAGCAGATTGGCGTCCATCAGTTTTATCTCCCTCTGGCCGTCCCAGAACTCTGAGAGGTCGGCGGTGTGGACGCTCTTGTCGGAGACTATGCAGAAGCCGCAGCGATTGGGACAGCCCCTTGTGAGAAAGCCATAGGCTGTGTCCGGGAACTGCGGATAGAGGCCATAGTCGGGGCGGGTATGCTCCACGGCATCCGGCAGATTTTGCCCCGGACCGTAGCCAGTGCCACCGCAGATCAGTTTGTCGGCGTTGGTGACGGTGATCCTGTCCTTGGAGTAGGTATCCGTGAACACCCGGCTCTTGTAAACGAGGTCATACCGCCCCTTTGGGGACCACCACTCCACATCGGCCCCCTGGGCCTTGTGGTAGGCGGACAGCTTCATCAGGCACAGGTTCGGCCATCGGTGGCTGTCCACATCAATAAGCCCGATCTTCAAAAACCCACCTCCTTGCGGGATAGAGAAAAGCGCCCACCCAGAAAGGCGGACGCTCCCATCAAATGTCTCAAAACTTCATCGGCAGGGCGGTCTTTGCGCTGGAGCCGTTGTAGATGCGGTACACCTGGTACAGATACCGCTTGTATCCGGGCAGGCTCGTCATGGCCCGGCCCTCCCGGAAGATCACCACCGGGTCTACCTGGCGCAGCCGCGTCACAAGCCGTTTGCGGCTGTACTCCCCGTGATAGAGGTCTACGAACTCCACCACGCCCTGCACCGTCTCAGCCCGGAGGGAGTCTGGGTCGCCCTTCCAGGCGTCCACGATGGCCTGCATCGCCTCCCGGTACACCCCGCACCCGACCTTCTGGAACAGGCCGAAAGCGGTGCTGATGCAGGCCAGCCGCTTCGCACCCCTGGTCTGCTTGTAGTCCACATAGAGGCCCACAGCTTCTGTTGCTTTCAGGAACGCCATAGCGTCCTCATCGCCGCCGTAGACCAGCGCCCGGAACTTCGCCCCGGCGGTCAGGCTGGCGGACGCGCCCGTCTGCTGGGCGAACAGCAGCGCCTCATCGCTCTCGGTCAGGCCGTAGAACACCTTGC